AAAGAATGGTGTATTGATGGTAAACGTCATAGGCTCGATGGACCAGCAGTTGAATATGGCGATGGAAGTAAAGTATGGTATGTTGACGGCAAACGTCTATCTGAAAAAGCTTTTAATACTCTAACTGCACCAACAATTGAATTGACATTGGAAGACGTTGCAGCTAAGTTTGGTGTTGATGTGAGTAAACTGAAGATCGTAAAGTAAGGAACTAAGATATAATAAAATTATGAAAGGTAAATTTTTTAAATGTGAATGTGGCAGCGAAGGTCTGTATATAGAGTATGATGGTTATGGTAGTACGGAAATTGCACTGTTCCACCATAATCCACAGGACCGCTCATGGCGTAACCGTATTCGATTGGCTTATGCTTGCCTTAAAGGTAAACCATACACTGATATGGTATTGCTAAATGATCAAACTCTTGCTGATCTTGTGGACCAACTTGTAGAGATTCAAAACCGTGAAGTTTGAAGACATCATTGTCTCCATCGTATTCTTTCTATATGCCGCAGTAGGAATTAGTTACCTAGCGCAAAAGAATTGGCCATGGGCACTAATTTGGTTTAGTTATGCGCTGGCCAACCTGGGACTCATCTGGGCGGCCAATTCTAAACTCTGATATATATTTTACACACATGATTAAATCTAAAATTATTGCTGATAGCATTGCATCAAATGGTAAACGTATTACTACTTTTGAACTTGAGTATCCTCGCTTTATTCATAGCGAGTTTATGACGCATCGAGCATTAAGCCGCAACGCTGCTAGCAGCAGAGCTATTCCAGCTATCACCATGATAAAATCAGTTTGGTCAAATCCCGCCAGCCCTGTGCATTGGGGAATGAATCAATCTGGCATGCAGGCCGAAACGGAGCTAAACGGATTCAACTTGTGGGCTGCTAAAAAGCTGTGGGATGTCTCTGGTAAAGTTGCTTGCATATTTGCATACATGCTAAACAAAGTTGGAGCACACAAACAAATTGTGAATCGTATTGTTGAGCCATGGAGTCATATTAAAGTTGTAGCAACTGCAACAGAATGGGATAACTTTTTTTACTTGCGCAATCATCCTGATGCTCAACCGGAAATTCACCAATTGTCTCTTCTTATGCATGACAATTATATTAACAGCAAACCAACTCGTCTTAAAAAGGGACAATGGCATTTGCCGTATGTAACGGAAAGAGCCGATGTTTTAACTACAGAGGAAGCAATAAAACTTAGTGCCAGTTTGTGTGCTCAAGTATCATATCGTAAATCTGACATGTCTTTAGCTAAAGCATTGCTTATATATGATCGCTTGATTAACAGTAAACCGTGCCACGCCTCACCGTTTGAACATCAAGCAACTCCTTCTCCTAAGAAGACTGACCGTAGCGGTAACTTTAGCGGATGGATTCAATATCGCCAGCAAATTGCGGGTAATGTATACTCCTCATATAAGTCCTAAAAAAGGCTGCGGTTTTTGTGAAAAAGCCGTAACTCATTGACTATCAACGTGCATTAAAATGCCGATTTGTTTCCGTAACCGGTTGATTTTCAACGGTTAGCAATAAAATCCCATTTTAATGCATTTTTTTATTTACATTGCTGGTATTTCCTGTTAGAATAATCTTGTAACGATATGACCGCAGAACAAATTCTAAACATGATCTCTACGCAATGCTTCGCGGACTTCTATAACGGCGAACTGGAAGATTACATCATTGGCGAAGAAGATGCTCTAGGCCGAGCGGAAATTATTGCCAATCTTCAAGAGTTGATGAATTTTGCAAAAGTATGAATGAAGTAAAACTTACGGATGAAGGAAAGGAATTTCACGATACATTAAAACAGTAACCATTAGATACGCAATGTTTGATTATGACGAACTGTCCGAAGCAGACCTTTTGGACTTGGCTGACTATTATTACTCTATAACACAATAAACATATGGGACTTGACATGTACTTTACTCGGGAGCCAAAAGTAAAGAGCTCTAAGGATTCGCACCGCTATTCACATGAGGTTGGATATTTCCGCAAACATAATGCGCTTCATGGTTGGTTGGTTGACAATGCACAAGATGGCGTTGATGAATGTCAGCGCGTTGAACTTTCACAGGAGCTCCTAACTAAACTGTCTAGCTTGGTGGAAACCGCACTGCAGACACGGGATGACACATTGTTTCCACCGGTCGCCGGTTTCTTCTTTGGACACGGTACTGCTGATGAATGGTATTGGGATAAGATGACAAACACACATGAGACTCTAAAGAACATCATCAACACAACCGACTTTGAAACAGAAAGTGTATGCTATCAAAGCAGTTGGTAAATGCCTATAAATTAACATATGAGATTCCATGTATTAGGGTTGCCTCACACGGTGACCAGTAAAGATTATGTAGCTTGTGCCTTTACACAAAAGGCTTATAAGTTTGGCAAGATGATGAAAGCACTTGGTCATACAGTCATTCATTATGGTCATGAAGATAGTGACCTTGAATGTGATGAGCACGTAACATGCACAACAAATTATGACTTGGTTAAAGCTTATGGTAATCATGATTGGCGCAAAACATTCTTTAAGTATAATGTTACTGACCATGCATACATGACTTTTTATAAGAATGCTATTCGTGAGGTTGGTAAGCGTAAACAAAAGGACGATTTCTTACTAGCTTTTTGGGGTCATGGAGTGCGTCCAGTTTGTGATGCGCATGCACATGATATGATAATTGTTGAGCCTGGTATTGGATATGCTAGCGGTCATTGGGCTCCATACAAAGTTTTTGAAAGCTATGCAATTTATCATGCATACTATGGAATAAAAGCATGCGGCTCAAACATTCAAGATTGGCGTGATGTTGTTATTCCAAACTATTTTGATCCCGATGACTTTAAGTACAACTCTAAGAAAGACGATTACTTTCTTTATCTTGGTCGCATCCATGCAGGCAAAGGTGTAAATGCTGCAATTCAGGCAACGGAAAGAGCTGGTGTCAAACTAGTGATTGCTGGTCAAATTCATCCAGCGTTTGTAGTACCACCTCATGTTGAGCATGTTGGTTATGCAGATGCAGAATTGCGAAAGAAGCTTATGAGCAATGCACGCGCCAGTTTCTTGCCTAGCCTTTATCTTGAGCCGTTTGGTGGCGTTCAAATTGAAAACCTATTGAGTGGTACACCAACCATTACCACTGACTGGGGAGCATTTGCTGAAAACAATATTCAAGGAGTTACAGGATTCCGTTGCCGTACCATGGCTGACTTTGTTGAAAGCATTCATCGCATTGATGAAATCAAACCAAAGAATTGTCGTACATATGGTCGAAACTTTACACTTGAGCGTGTAGGAAAAATGTATGAGCGGTACTTTACTGATATTCTTAACATCCGCAATGACAAAGGATTCTTTAGCGAAAAACCTACTGGTCTTGATTGGCTCAATAAAACATATCCTATGCCATGAATTACCATGCCATTATGTTTATGTGCAATGACTTTAAACGTGCACAATTTACGCTAGAAAATTTCCGCAAACACAACCCAGGCATTTCTATACGTGTGGTTAATAGCGGCGGAGATTCACCAGAACCATACTTATCGCACGTTGGCGGCATTGAATTTATTGATGCACCAAACTTATGGCATAAGAAAACCGCATGTGGTACCGGTTCATTTGGCCCACAATATTTTGATTATTTGTTTGAATATGGATTGGATCCAAACTATACACATACTCTTTTTCTTGAGACAGACGTATTGACAAATCGGGCAGTCACATGTGTTCCGCGCTATGATATGAGCGGCCCGGTTAATTTTTGTGGTCCTGCTGAGCATGCATTGTATGACGCTGTTGGTATTTCTGAGTATCGTGTTCATACTGGCTGCGGCGGTACTATGTTTAGTAAAAGATACTTTACTACAATTAAAGCTGGAAATTATGCGTTATACCAAAAGTTATTTGATGCCTATCCACAACACTATTTTATGGATTTGATTGGTACAATCGTTGCACGATTACACGGCCTAACATTTGGTCATTGGACTGAAGTTTCAAATATACCTCAGCATGTGATTGATCGAGAAGTTAAGAAAGTAAATATGAATGCAACACTAGTTCATAACTATAAAGTTTAATATGTCAACCGTTACAGCCAAATGTTATAAAGGGCAATTGCATTTCATTCATAAAAATAATTATGAAAGTCGTGGATTGAGCATTGAGCGTCTGATACGAGAAAGTGTAGACAAATATAATATAGAAAAAAAATTCAATTTTACGGTATGGACAGGTGATGTTCCGCAAGGGAGACTTCTTAGTTTTAGCACTGCTCGTAAAAATTATGACAAGACATTTCCGTGTTTTGTATATGATGGTTGGCCTGAAGTAGGATTGTTAAATTATGACCAAACAGTTTCATCATTTGTTGACACCAATCCAACATGCAATAAGATTGGTTGGATTGGCGCTATTGTATGCGATGTGCGTAAAAAATATATGAGTGAATATGCTGATACATATTTCACAGAAGCTATAACCAACAATTGGAATCATTATAAACCAGACGAGTTGTGGAAAAATACTTCAACCTTCTTAAGCTATCAAGATCAAATTGATCGTTGGAAATATCTTCTTGATATTGAAGGAGTGGGTTGGAGTGCGCGTACTAAAGTATTGCTAAGTAGTCCTCGCATTGTATTCATTGTGGATCGTCCTTATGAAGAATGGTGGTATCAATATCTTGAGCCATGGAAACATTATGTTCCAGTGAAACGTGATTTAAGCAACTTGCAAGAAAATTATGTAAAGATTGAAAATGATGTAAAACTTCAACAATATATAAAAACTGAACAACGCGCGTTTGCAAAAATGTATCTTACCAAAGATGCCGCATTAAAACAAATACGGTGTGTCATTTCCAATTTATGAAAACAGCTAAAATTGTAGGATGCGGATTAAGTGGTATAGTTGCAGCGGTACTCCTTAAGGAAAAAGGATACCGTGTAAAGATGTACGAAACACGCAATCACATAGGAGGCAATTGTTATGATAGCAATGTATCTGGTGTAATGATGCACAATTATGGTCCTCATATTTTTCATACTGATGATAAAGAAGTATTTGAACTATTGAGCAAGTATACGGATTGGACTCCTTTTAGATTGCAGCCAAAAGGCAATACTTCTCTTGGCCAAATCAGTTTGCCTTATAGTCGCAAGACTGTTTCTGAGCTTGGTCGCGAATTGGCACAGGATGAGATTGTTGATGTAATATTTAAAGACTATAGTGAAAAGCAATGGGGAGTATCGTTTGATACTATTCCCAAAACAATTACCAATCGTATTCCAAAGACTGCGCAGTGTGATGACCCAACATGGTTTGAAGGTCAAAAGTATCAATGTATTCCTACCGCTGGTTATACTGCAATGTTTGAGCGTATGCTGGAAGGCATTGAAGTTGTAATCAATTGCGATGTAGCGGATTGGAAAGCTGACAAAACCGATCTTACGGTATATACTGGAAAGATTGATGCTTATTATGATTACTGTTATGGGAAACTTCCATACCGTACATTAAAATTTGAGCATGAGATAACTAGTAAACGTATGCCTAATTTTATTGAAAATGAAAACAATAAAAATGTTACATATACTCGAACATATGATCATAGCTATCTTACACCAGAATATAAAGATGGATTGACGGTGGTTACCAGAGAATATCCTGCAGAATGTAATGAAGGTGACGTTCCATTTTATCCTATACCATGGGGTGATGGTCAGCATATGTATTCTCGGTATGAAGAGTTGGCTAAGGCTGAGTCTAATGTAATATTTGCTGGTCGTTTAGCAACATACAAATACCTTGATATGTGGATGGCCGTCAAGCAGGTGATGCTAAAATTGCGGTCAATTTAACTGCTTCATTTTATAAATAAACTCGATTACGCATGTTCCCTGGACATGCAATCAATCACAGCCAAAATATAAAAATATGGAAGTACTTATCTCACTAATTGAAAACCAATCATGGTTTGCCATTGTTTCTGCTGTAGTCACACTTGCAAGTGTAATTGCTGCAGCAACACCAACGCCAAAAGCTGGAACGGTATTAGCCAAAATTTATAGTGTTATCGACCTGTTAGCACTTAACATTGGAAAAGCAAAGCAAAAATAATTTGATCTGCAAGAGCAGATACTTTATTTTAATTTACATATGATGCATCACGCATCCGAAAAATTGCCGATGAATCTTCCTAGGGTACCCCGCCCTGGTTTCCGATTCATCGGCAGTTTAGTTTTATAGGACAATCTCAACAACCAAACAATATGTCAATCAACCCCACCACACACCGTAGAGAAAAGAAACGTAAGGCAGCTGACCCAGCTATGTATACTGATGATACATTGGCTGGAATTGAAAATGGAATGGCCGCCACCTTTTCATACAACTTTAAAATCAAAAAGCCATTTCATTTTAATGAAGCGCACAAAGCGTTTTATGATAGTATCAAATGTGATGATACCAACATGACTTTTGTGGATGGCCCTGCTGGTAGTGCTAAAAGTTATATTGCAGTACTTGCCGCGCTTGAGCTGTTTAAGGACAAAAAGATTAAGAACGTCATTTATATTCGTAGTGTAATTGAGAGTGCATCACGCAGCATCGGTTCACTACCTGGGGAAGTTGATGACAAGTTCCTACCATATGCAATGCCTCTACTTGAAAAGGTAAAGGAGATTACCGATGATGCAACATGCTTGCAACTTAAAGCAGCCAACATCATTAGTGCTATTCCCGTAAACTTTTGCCGAGGCTTAACATTTAATGATAGTATGGTTATTGTCGATGAAATACAAAATATGACAATTGAGGAAGCCACGACTATTCTTACACGGTTTGGAAAGAATAGTCGCTATGTTATTTGTGGCGATTCTAAACAGAGTGATATTGGTAAATTATCGTGTATCGGTAAACTATTTACAGCTTTTGATACAGAAATATCGGTGATGAATCATATAAATGTATTTCATTTTGGTGAAAGCGAAATTGTTCGTAGTAAGATTTTGAAATTTATTACGAAGGTTATTGAAACTATTCCGCGCGGAATTTCAAAATAAGAATTCGTATGCTATGAGGGGATTTCTTGTATGGAAATATTTTTGATATTTGATTAGCATTTAATCCTCTTTCTAAATTTGGTACA